GATGTTGCCGTCCCAGCAGATCACCAAGTTGTGCCGGTGGGCCTGCCGTGGCGGGTATAGGCAGGAGGCTTGCGCCTATATGGGAACGGCGATGTTCGACAAGAAGAACCAGCCCACAGACAACCCTTCCGAGGATCGCTGCCCGGGCCGCTGGAGCAGTTGCAAGCTGCGTGGAAACACCAGGCGGTTTGGTGGATCGCTGGGCGCAAGCATCATTGTCAGTTCGAGGTAACCATGCGTATCAACCAGAAATTGCAGGACGAGATTCGAGCGCACGCCGAGCGGGCCCATCCGAATGAGGCGTGCGGTGTACTGATCAAGGCTGCTGCCGGACGCGAGTACGTGCCTTGCGCGAACTTGGCTACCACGCCACGCGAACATTTCCGGATCGACCACAAAGACATGGCCCAGGCCGAAGATCGCGGCGAAGTGCTGGCGATTATTCACAGCCACCCGGACCAGGCCCCGACGCCGAGCATGGCCGACCGCGTCAGTTGCGAGTTGCATGAGTTGCCCTGGGGCATTGTTGGCTGGCCCGGCGGCGACTTCGAGTGGTTCAAGCCTTCGGGCTTCCAGGCGCCGCTGCTGGGCCGGGACTTCTCCCATGGGCTGCTTGACTGTTGGGCAGCGTGCCGCGACTGGTACGCGCGGGAGGCTGGACTGCAGCTGCCCAACTTTGAGCGCAATGACCTGTGGTGGGAGCAGAAGGACGGTCCGAGCCTCTATGAGGACAACTTCGCGGCCACCGGTTTCTACCAGGTCAACGAGGCGCAGCGGGGCGACATGCTTGTTCTGCAAATCCCCACCCCGGGCCGGGAGTGCTACTTCCCCAACCACGCGGTGATTTACCTCGGCGATGAGCCGGCGCTTACCAGCGAGCCAGCCCCAAAGTTGGGCGGTTCTGGCCCGTTCATTTACCACCATATGCCTGGACGACTGGCCGCCCGCGAGATCTACGGGTGGTCGATGGCCAACCGGGTGAAGCTGATCTTGCGGCACAAGGATTACCGACCATGACCATGCAGACCATCAAGCTTGGCGGTGTGCTGGGCAAGAAGTTCGGCAGGGAATACCGCCTGGACATCAACGGCGTGCACGACGCCATGACGGCCTTGTGCATGATGAAGCCAGGCTTTGAGAAGTACATGCGCACCGCCGAAGAGCGTGGCCTGGTGTTCGCTGTGTTTGTCGATGAGCGCAACCTGGGCGCGGATGAGTTGGGTCTGAAGCGTCCTGTTGCGGGCGAAATCCGCATCCAGCCGATTGTTCAAGGTAGCAAGCAGGCCGGCCTGTTCCAGACGATTTTGGGGGTTGCGCTGATCGTTGCCAGCTTCTTTACAGGCGGCACCACCGCTGGCGCCGGCCTGGCCCTTCTGGCTGGTGGCGCTGCGATTGCGGCCGGCGGCGTGGTGCAGATGCTGTCACCCACCACCAAGGCCGGCAGCGAAACCCGGAACGATGACGGCAACAATCCCAGCTATGGATTTGGTGGTGCGATAACGACCACTGCCCAGGGCAACCCCTATCCATTGCTCTATGGGGAGCGGGAGATCGGCGGGGCCGTTGAGTCGGGCGGAATCTACCCTCAAGACAAAATCTGATCGAACCAACTCACAAGACCCGCTTCGGCGGGTTTTTGCATTCTGGAGGGCGCATGAGCGCAGTAGCAAAGAAGGCGCGCCGCGCAGCACCACGCAAGCGCCGCGTCGTTGCGGGGAGCAAGGGCGGCCAGGCCAAGCAGAAACAGCCGAGCATCGCCTCCAATAGCGTGCCCTCGATATCTACTGCGCAAATTGTCTACATGTGGAGTTGGGGTCCTATCGTCGGCCCTGTAGACGGTTTGCGTTCCATCAAGCTGGATGGAACGCCGATCCAGGCTGCTGACGGGACGATCAATTACCCTGGCGTCAAATGGCAGTTCCGTTCCGGCGAGTTGAACCAGCAGTGTCTGGATGGCCTGTCCGAAACCAGTAACGAGATCGATGTCCAGCAAGAGCTGACCAGCGAAACGCCCTGGCTGCACACGATCACCAATAGCGTGATCGACGCGTTCCGTCTGCGCCTGGCGTGGCCCACGCTGCGTAGCCAGGATGCAGCCGGCAACATCAACGGTGTGCGCATCGACTATGCCGTCGATATCTCTACAGACAATGGCCCATACATCGAGGTGCTGGCCTCCTTTGTAGACCGCAAGAACGTTACCGAGTACGAGCGTGCCCACCGTATAGAGTTGCCGGCCGGCAGTCGCTGGACTGTGCGCGTGCGGCGTCTCACCCCCAACGCCGGCTCCGAGCTGGTCGCTGATCAAATGGTCGTCAAGGCTATCGCCGAGGTTGTCGATAGCGATCAGGAATACCCGCTCACTGCTGTCGGGTGTGTTGAATATGACGCCCAGACCTTTGGCGGTAACATCGCCAAGATCGCTGCCCTCATGCGCGGTCGGATCATCCGGGTGCCCGCCAACTACGACGCCGAAACACGCACCTACGCAACGGCGGGCACCGGCACAAGCAATGGGATTTGGGATGGCACCTTTAAGGAGGCCTATACCAACAACCCCGCATGGATCTTCTTCGACCTGGTGCTGCACCCGTATTACGGCCTCGGTGATCGTATCGACGCGACGATGGTTGATCGCTGGTCTCTGTACCGCATTGCTCAGTATTGCGATCAATTGGTACCGGACGGCAAGGGTGGCATGGAACCCCGCTTCACTTGCAACCTGTACTTCCAAAAGCAGGCTGCGGCTTACGCGGTGCTGCAGGACCTGGCCTCGATCTTTCACGGCCTGGCTTACTGGGACGGCAGCCAGATTGTGGTCAACGCCGATATGCCTGGCGATCCGGTCTACACGTACAACCAGACCCAGATCCTCAACAATGGGGCAATCAGGTACGAGGGCACCCTCGCGCGCGATCGCCACACGCTGGCCATGGTGGCCTGGGACAACCCTGACCAGGGCTTTGACACGGATAAAGAGCCGGTGGTCGATGATGAGGCCATGGCTGAGCTGGGCATCGTTCGTGACATGACGGTCGATGCGATTGGCTGCACATCCCTCGGGCAGGCGCAGCGTAGCGGGCAGTGGGCATTGCTTTCCGAAAAGCTGCAGACCCAGGGTGCGTCGTTCCGGGTGGGGCTTGATGGGCATATTCCAAAGCCTGGCCAGGTTATCGCCGTAGCCGATCCGATGTTGGTCGGTCGCGACAATGGCGGGCGCATCTCGGCGGCGGCCGGGCGCATTGTGACGCTCGACCGTGACACCACCGTGCCGGTGGGCGCTCGCCTGCTGGTCAACCTGCCCAGCGGCAAGTCAGAAGGGCGGATAGTCAAGTCGGTTGCCGGTCGTGACGTGACCGTGATGGCAGATTTTAGCGAGCAGCCCCAGGCGGAAAGCGGGTGGGTTCTTGATTACGAAGACCTGAAGCTGATGCAGTTCTACGTCCGCAACGTCACGCGGCCGGAGTGGCACCAGTTCCAGTTCGAAGTGATCCAGCACGACCCGAGCAAATTCGACGCTATCGACAACGACGCCGTGGTCGACACCCGGCCAATCACCGGGATTCCGGTTGGTACCCAGGACGGCCCGGCACGGGTGATGTTGAGTCAGCACGTAGTGATCGAGCAGGGCATCGCGGTCACCGTCATGTCGATCGCATGGGACGCAGCGCCAAACGCCGTGGGTTATGACGTCGAATGGAAGTGGGGCGCTCGCGAGTGGGTTCCGGTACCGCGCACCGGTGAGTTGATGGCCGATGTGCGCGGGATCTATTCCGGGCAGTACATGGCCAGGGTGCGGGCGGTGAGTGCGCTCAACGTTTCGTCGATCCCTGTCACGTCCGCGCTGACCAACTTGGAAGGCAAAGCCGGTAAGCCGCCGGCGGTGGCGTTCCTGACTACCACCCGCCTTGTCTACGGTATCGGCATCCAGTGGGGGTTTCCACCAGGCGCCGAGGACACTGAGCGCACAGAGGTCTGGTACAGCGAGTCGCCGGACCTGACGACGGCGGTCAAGTTGAGCGACTTCAGCTACCCGCAGGCCAAGCATGAGATGCACAGCCTGCTGGCGGGGGCGAGCCTGTTTTTCTGGGCGCGCCTGGTGGATCGTACCGGCAACGTCGGTCCGTTCTACCCGATCCCAGGTGCGGTAAATGGCCAGGCCAGTTCGGACCAGACCGAGTACGACAAGTACTTCGCCGACAAAATCGGCAAGGGTGCGCTGTATCCAAGCCTTCGAGAAGAGATCGCGCTGATTTCGGGGGATGGCGACGGGTCGGTCAACGAACGGCTGAAAGAGGCCAAGGCAGAGCTGGAGGGGCTGCTGGGCCAGATCACCGGGGCGGAGCCGTACAACCCGGACGAGCCCTACACTGTTGGCGCATTCACGCAAAAGGATGGGCACCTGTACCAGGCGACTGGCCCGGTACCGGCCGGCGAAGCGCCGCCAAACCCGCTGTACTGGAAGGATATCGGCACGATCCTGCAAACCACCGACGCGCTGGCCCAGCAGGTTCAACTGGTCACCAGCATGATCGAAGAGATCGAGGGCCAGGTGGTGGCCACCGCGACATCGGTTGAGGCATTGCGGTCGGCGGCCCGTGGTGATGATGGATCGGGCGACCTGGCGGACGCGGTGAAAGGCTGGCAATCGACCGCTGATCTCGGGATTGAGAAGCGCACCCGGGCCACGGAAAGCGATGCAATGGCGCGGCAACTCACCACGATGGAGGCGCGGGTGGGTGCGAACCAGTCCGGGCTGACCGTGCTGGAGCAGGTGGTGGCCACCAACAAGCAGACGGCAGCCACCCAACTGACTCAGCTCAAAAGCGACTTGGAGTTGACCGAAGGGAAGGTAGCCGGCAATGCCCAGGCCATTACCGGCCTCGACACCAAGGTCACCAACCTCGACGGTAAGGTCTCGTCTCAAGCGTCCAGCAATGAGGCGCTGCGGGCTTCGGTGCGCGGCGATGATGGTTCTGGCGATCTTGCCGGCGCGATCAAGGCATGGGAGTCGACGGCCAGCTTTGAGGTTGAGAAGAAGGTGCAGGCTACTGCGACTGAGGCGCTGGCCAAGAGGACAGAAACCCTGCAGTCGAGCATCGGCCAGACCAGTGCATCTGTGCAGGCCGTCAGCGAGACCGTGGTCCAGCTCGACGGCAAGGTGTCTGCCCAGACCACCATGAAGGCTCAAACCATTGTGGATGGTCGGAAGGTTGTTACTGGGCTGGCGTTTGGTTCGGATGGTGAACAGTCGGAGTTCTTGATCTTTGCGCAGCGATTTGCAGTCGTGAACGAGATCGACGGAACAGTTATCCCGATGTTTGTGGTCCAGAACAATCAGGTTGTGTTCAACACCGCGATCATCAGCAAGGCGCTCATCCAGGAGATCATCCTGGGCATGACGCTACGATCTGAGGATGTCGACTCCAGAGGTCGGCCATTGCTGGAGATCAACGTTAAGTCAGGCACATTCGCACTTCGTGGCGATGGTACTGGCGGATCGATTCTGCTCAATAACAACGGCCTTGCTGTGTATGACGGTAATGACGTGCGTCGGACTATGACCGGCAATCTAAGGCTTTGACTTGGTTGAAGTTGCAGGGGAGGTGTGGGCATGGACTTTGGTTTAAGTGTGTTTGACGCTAACGGCGTTAAAACATTAGGTATGGAGGATTTCACCCTGCAGAAGTTGGCGGTGTTGATAGTCCCGGCGGCAACTGGTGGCGGAAGAGGTTCTAACTATGAGTACATCCTTATGGATGTTCCAGGCTATGACCCCGCCACCTGCTTTGTCACGATCACTCCCAAAGTTTACGCGCCGTATGATCAGCCTGGTTACCCTGATACTTGGGGTGGCTTACCGACTTACACAAACTTGGGCGGGACAAGAATTGCGATTTACACACAAATCAATTACCGCGAGCCGGACGGTGGTGGTGGCGGGAAAAACCGCGAGATGTGGACGCGCAATGTTGTGGAGAGCGTCGTAGAAGTGGTCAAGGTAAATTGATATGGATGACTACGGTTTTGTCGCTGTAAACGATCACGGATCTGTCAGCATCAGCAGCGTGTACAAAGTACTGGTGTTCTCCGAACGAGGGCAGTTCAGAATCCAGTCTCGCTACACTGACAAGGAAGGCAAAGGGCAGTTTACCTTTGCCAAACCTATTCGCACCGTGGAACCGCCCCAAATATTTTTGAGGACGATATCGGCATCACACGCCAGCCTTGGGCTGTATACCTCCATTGAAGGATCTTCCGGTAACTGGACCGGGTTTCATGTCACATCAGCAGTTCGGGGCGGAAGCGTGTTGCAAGACTATTTAATGGAGTTTGTGTCTTGCAAGTATTCCGACCAAAGCAGCTCAACTGAATACGGACTTGAAGTGCGCGATGCACAAAATCGGATCATGTTTGTGTCCAGTGATAGGGTTGTTCGTTATGGAAAGTTTTCAAAGAATTGGACGGTGGGCAGAGGACGTTTTGTAGATATCTACTACAGCGATGTAACGGTAGATACTGACGACTTTATAAGCGTGTCGAGTCTTGATCGGGGGATAATGTGGTTTGCAAATGATTCGAAATATGCGGGCATCACAATTTTAGAGGGCGGGGTTCCGGTGTTGCAGATTTTTAATCAGCGGCACTACCTAGAACGATTTTATTGGCAAGGTTCAGATGGTTTTTGTCTGAGTATTCCCGTCTGCAAGTTTCCAATAGAACGTTACTACAACTAATTTCAAGTGCCGATATGGGCACTCAACTGGAGAAACCTATGGCTTCTTGGTTTTCAGAAGGGACTGTGAGCGTGCAGAACGGGAGCCCGACAGTAACGGGCGTTGGCACCAAGTTCTCGAACTGCCGTGCCGGGGATATGTTCGTCGGCCCTGACCAGGGCATCTATCAAGTGATCAACCCTGCAAGCGATACCTCGTTGTCGATCTCCCCGGCATACCGTGGTGCGGCCGTTGGCGGCGCCGGGTACGGGATCGTGCCTGTCAATGGCTATCCCAAAGCCCTGGCCGATGCCGTGAACCAAATGGTTCAGCAGTGGGGCGCCACGCTCGCGGGCCTGGGGAGCGTATCGACGGAGAACGTCGTGCCGGTGGCCAAGGGCGGCACTGGTGGCAGAAATCAGGCTGAAGGGCGCTCAGGTCTGGGGCTCGGCACTGCTGCAACAGCGGCGCTGACCGTGGGCAATGCGGATACCACTCCAGGGCGAGTGCTGAAAAATGGAGACCTTGGCCTTGGTGCAGACTGTGTAGGGATTTCAGATTGGACTGCCGCCTACGATGAACTTGGCGGCGCGCTTATCGCCGGTAATGCGATCTTTCCCGGCG